GATGTTCCAGAAGATGTGGGACGGTTTCGAGCTGTCGCCGACAGTACTCTACGTCAACTCTCAAGAGCTAAAGAACATCACCAGCAAGGTGCTGTCGAACGCGTCGGGGCCGTTGCTGCGCTACGACTCGCCGGCAGACGGGAGCCAAGGCGAGTATCATGTGACAGCATCCGGGGTAGTGCAGTTCTACTATAATCCTTTCGCGATCGATGGAGGACTTCGGATCCCGATCAAGATCCACCCGCGCGTGCCGCCGGGCACGGTCATCGGCTGGGCCGAGAATCTGCCGATCCAGTACCAGTCGAACGAGGTGCCGAACGTCGCCGAGATCAAGACCCGGCAAGATTACTATCAGATCGACTGGCCGATCGTCACGCGCCAGCGCCAAGTCGGTGTTTATGCCGAGGAAGTCCTGGCCGTCTATGCGCCGTTCGCAATGGGTGTCATCTGCAACATCGCCAACGGCTGATTTACATTCATAACCGTCTATGATTTGGGCTGAAGGGGATACTCCGTGTCTGATCTGGTCACATTACGCGCAATCTTCCCGGTGTGGGATGCCATTGGGCACGGCACGGAGCGGTACCTCGCGACGTCGCCGTACCTCTGCTCCACAATGGCGGTTATGTCGTCCACGACACCGCGCTTGCGCCGGTGCAGGACGGCGAAGTGGCCCCGGCGGTGACACGATGACCGGCGTTGACACGATTACTACCGATCACCCCGTGGTCAAGGCGATGCAAGAGATCAACCCGGCCTTCATGTCTGCGGCCAGCCGTCTCGGCGTGTCGGTGGCGCTGGAAGGGCTCGGCAATCTTCTGATCATGAACCTCGCTGCTTTCTATGGCGAGAAGGTGGCGATGGCAACGCTCGGCGACATTGCCGCGAATGCGGCACCGGTCGCTCATATGTGGGGCGCCTTGGCCGCGGCCGAGGATCACGAGCCGGGACACGCGTGATGGCCAACTTTGCTTCGCCTGGGGCAAGCTTCGGTGATTTGACGACGCTCGCTGAAGTCAAGGCGTGGTTGCAGACAGGGCAGAGTGCCTTTCCAGCGACCGACGACGCGCTGTTGACGCGTTTGACCACGGCAGCGAGCCAATTTATTCAAACCTGGCTCAATCGACAGATCGCCTCCCAGGATTGGATCGAGATTCGTGATGGTCTAGGCGGCCCCCTTGGCCCATACGATGTTCGATACCAATTCGCGGCATTTCCCGTGAGCGCCGTCAGCCTCGTTGTCGTCGATGGCTTGACGATTCCACCGATCCCAGCTTCCCCGCCGGCGCAACCCGGCGTCGCTGTCGTCAGCACTTTTGCGGCCCAAGCGGGGTACCTCTTTACCCCGACTCAGCTCGCGATCAGGGGTTACGTAGTCCCACGTAAGGCCGGATGCGTGACCCTGCAATATACTGCCGGCTATGCGGTCACACCACCCGAGCTGGCTCAAGCCTGCATCGAGCTCGTGGCGCTGCGTTACCGCGAACGCAGCCGTATTGGCGAGGTTGCGCGGTCGATCGGCGGCGGCGAGACAGTGTCGTACTCGCAAAAAGATATGAGCGACTCGATAAAGACATTGATCCAGCAATACCGCATCGTCGCGCCGATCGCCGGATTCTTGATGCCAGCGCTGACTCAAACAAATACGGCTACGCTCGCGGGTGCGATGTGATCACGGCCTATCTTGTTGGCGACCTGCAGTTGCTGGAGCGACTACGCGCACTGCCGGACGCAATCAATTCGGGGCTCCTGCGCGGGATCACCCAGCTCGGGATTGAGCTTCAGCGCCACGTTCAGCAAGACAAGCTGAGCGGACAGGTGCTCAGGAGTCGTACCGGATCACTGAGGTCGAGCATCGGCCTCCAGGTCGATCAGAGCGGCAGCGCCGTCACCGCGAGCGTCTTTACCGACAGCCGATATGCCGGCGTACAGGAATACGGTTTTGCTGGAACGGTCAGTGTCAGGAGCAGCCTTCGGCGCATCAGGGAGGCCTTTGGTCGGCCGATCGCCGAGAAGACGATCAGCGTGCGGGCCTACGATCGCCACATGGATCTCCCCGAACGCTCTTTCCTGCGCTCGGCGCTCGAGGAGATGGCGCCGACCATCCGCGACGAGGTGGAGGCGGCTCTGGCGGAGGCAGTATCGCAATGATTGCGTGGGACACGGGTCTCTCGCGGCGGAGAGCGGCCGATGATCGTCCGTGAGTCGATCTATGCCGCGCTCTGGGCGCTTGGGGCCGGTGCTGCGAGCTTCGCCAGCGCGAACCGGCGGCTGCGACATTGGGCCGACGTGGCTCCGGCTGAGCAGCCCGCGCTGTTCATGAGCGAAAAGGGCGGGCACGCTGTGACCAAGGCGCTTGGCGCGCCGATCGCTTGGACGCTCTACGCGGATTTCTATGTGTACGTCCATTCGAGCGATCCCTACTTGGCGCCGGCAATGCTTCTGAATCCAATGCTGGACGCGCTCGAGGCGGCGCTCGCACCGTTGCCGGCGACGGGCATTCAGAACCTCGGTTTGCCAACGATGGTGCAGCACGCCTACATCCAAGGCAAGGTCGAGACTGATGAGGGCGTGCTGGGCGATCAGGCCGTCGCCGTAATCCCGATCGAGATTCTCTGCATCTGATTGCGCGCCTTTACACGACTGAAAAAGCTGCGGCCCCCCGCGGCGCGACTCTTCTCGAGGAAAGTCAAATGATCAATGCTGCCGATTTCAAGGACGCAGCTGGCAATCCCCTGCGTGGGGGCGGCGATGATGCACAATGCGTACAAGCCGCTGTCAATTCTGCGGGCGGCGCGGGCTCGATCGCCCTTGGCAGCGGCCCCTTAATATTCAAATCGCCAATTATCGTAAACGGCCAGATACGCATCATCGGGGACGGGTCGAACGTGACCCAGATAAATGTCGCTGCGCCGATTGACGGCGACATACTCCAGTTTGGCTCGCCGCAGGAAAATCTCGGCTGGCCTGGTATGTAAGGTGTGGAGATTTCACTATCATCCACGCATACGGGTGGTGCGCTTATCCACGCCATTAACACTCATGATTTCGGCGTCGACGACGTTGTGACCTCGGGCGCATTCAACATCGCCGTCCAGATCACCCGCGGGTCAGCCGAGTTCATATCCTGCCTCAGAACTTGCTAGCTTAATTCCAACGGTCCCGTTGCGAAGAGGCCTCGTGCCGGCAGAGAGAAGCACCCGAACTCGTGGTTTCTCTCGCCTCTGTAATGAACCCTGCTCGTAGGAGTATCCCGATGGCTGTGAAAGAATCTGAAGGAAGCGCGCCTCTTCCAGAGGAGATCGAACAAAGCTCTGCCGCGCCGAGAGGCAGGGCTCTTTCGATCGACCAGCTGATCGAGCGTTGGTGGCAGGACAACTTCCCAGGCTCGGCGATCGCTCGCGATACCCAGGCCTGGAATGTCGCCCATGGCGCCAAGGAGATGCTTAAGCGGCTTTTGAAAAGGGAGTATCTGACATGCAATTGAGCTTCGGCTCGGGTGCGGTCTGGGGCGAACGCACCGACGTGACTGGGTCCGGGATTGGTCCGCGCCAGTTCGGCGTGCTCCAGGATATCCAGATTGATTTCGATTGGACCGATAAGCCGCTGTACGGGCAGCTTCAGTTCCCCGTGGCGATAGCGCGCGGACAGGGCAAGATCACCGGTAAGGCAAAGTTCGCCCAGATCCTTGGTTTGCTGTATTCCGACATCTTTTTTGGCCTCACCCCGGCTACCGGACAATTCGCAGTATCCCAGCTCGAGGCTGCCAGCACCCCGGCTGTAACGCCTTACACAGTGACTGTCGCCAACGCTACCAATTACAACGACGATCTTGGCGTCGTCTACGCCGTCAGCGGTAAGCGCTTCAATCGAGTGGCGACCCCCTCTGGAGCCGGTCAGTACTCAGTAAACTTCGCTACAGGCATTTATACTTTTGCGTCCGCCGATGCGAGTGCTGCCGTTTTGATCTCTTATACTTACAACCTAACGACGTCGGGCAGCAAACTCACCATCACGAACCAGGTGATGGGGACGACGCCGACTTTCAAGGCGACGTTCTATACCAACTACGCCGGTAGTGGGACGGCCTTGCGTCTCAACGCTTGCATGGCCGACAAATTGTCATTGCCGACCAAGGTCGACGACTGGATGATTCACGAGCTCGATTTCTCGGCTTTTGCTGATGCTTCCGGAACGATCGGCTATCTAAGTACGGTGGAGTGATGCTTCCCGGGGTAACCATTGCGATGGGCGGCCGGGATTGGTTGGTTCCGCCGCTCACTCTCGGCCAGCTCCGGCGGCTGATGCCCAAAGTGCGCCAATTGACCGAGATCGG